GTAAGTGGCAGAGGCGCTGTGAGGTGGCCCTTTAAGGGTTACACCGTGGCTGTTTGACTCGCAATTAAACCGGATCGCACCAGCGTTGGTTGCGCCCACCAGCTCAACAAAACCCGTGCCGTTTGGCGTGAGCTGTACGTTGCCGTTGGTGTTGGTGGCCTTCATAGCGTTGGTATCAAACTGAAGGTTCTCAATCGACACCGCGCCGTTAGCGTCTTCAACCACTGCTTTGTCGGCTGGAAAAGCGCAGAAAATGACCTTGCTTCCTGCTGACAAGCTGACAGCCGAGCCGCTGTTGGAGCTTGCAAGCACAGTAGTTCTGGCGATTGTGTTACCGCTGCTAACGTATGTTCCCAGCCCCACCTCAAAGTCAGAGTTGTTGCTGTCTACAATCGCGTAGTAAGTCGTGTCACTGTCTGACAGAACAGAAGAAAACGTGACAAAGTTGCTAACTGCGCCGCCCAAGGCCACGTTGCCCGTGCCGGTAGTCGTTGTTGTCTCTTTTACTCTGTCCTTAATAATCAAGGCCATAACGTATACCTTTACTCAGATTCTTCTGGAGGCGTGGGCTGAACCCAACCGGACACTTCTGCCCACGTTGTCCCATCAAAGGTGTACTTACAGCCATACCATGTTGAGTTTCCGTCACCATCAACCGGCCCTGTAGCGCCTGTGTGCAAGGTCGCGTTGCCCGAGTTTAGGTCAGCTATATACTCATCTGGGTCGGAAAGGTCGCCTAACACAATCCTATTTGACTCCAGCGTTACCGTAACGCTGTCATCAAGTAGATACTTGGCTACCTTAGTGGCTGTTTCCGTAATAACTTTCACAGTCCTTCCTTACTCTATTAAGATTTCTGTAGCAGACTTTGCTACACCAATATCTACGTTAGGCTCTTTGTTGCTGGCGGCAGTCACATAGTCGCCCGAATTATGTTTAGGGACGATGGTGCCGTCACCTTGAAGAACATGAAGCCTTCCAACCTCTAGTCCTGTTTGAGAATCATCAACGCTTCCCGTAATTTGCAGTGTTGCAGTGGCCCCGTCTGAATATGCGGCATCTGATATTCCTGCAAACTCTCCTTCAGTAAGAGCGCCACTACGATCTTTAACAACGCAATACGTTGTGTTGCTCCCGTTCGCCCTGCCCAGAACCATTAGCTCATCTGTGGTGCTATAAGCCATTCTTTGGCGGTCTTGATTACTGCCTTCTATAATAACCTTTGGCCCCAATGTGAAATATGGATCGCCGTTAGAGTCCAGCTTGAACTCCTGCATGGTTATTTGACTTCCGGTTGTTCGCTCTCCGATTAAGACGTTTGTGTTGGTCGTAGAGTTGTATACAAAAGTCGGCTCTGTAATCGTGTAGTAGTCTCCAGAAGCATCTGCTCCTGTCAGCCACTTAGTCCACGGCCTCCAACTAACAGTTGTTCCGCTTATTGATCCGCTGGTCAGGAATGTGCCTTGAAATTCATTTGCATTGCTTGTTTCCACAGTGAGCGCCACAAGGCGACTAGCGGAAACGTCATACCCTATGGTGGCGCTATAAGGGTCATAATTTCCTTCACTGTTGATTGCTGGTAACTCAACAGCGGTAGCAAAGCTGATTGAGTTATCACTGTTGTCTACAGTGCCAACGACTGAATACAAACGGAAACTTTTTTCGTAGATTGCAACAACCTTATTGTTACTTGAATCAAATGCGGCACCATAAAGGTTGCCGACAGAGCCACTGCTGTCTGCGGCAACCGCCGTACCAGCCGTTATGCTCATGTCGCTATTGCTTGCTTGCAATACACAGCCGTTAAGATTGCCATTACCTGTTGCAGTCTTGTAAAACACAACCGTGCGCTGGGCGTTTGAATCATAAACAAGGCGATTGTCGCCGGTCGCTGAAGAGTGATATGTCGTTAATGCTCCAGCGAGATAAGTGGTGCCGCTGTTGCGATAGACCACACAAGCCTTGCCGTAATTTGACCCATCAGCGTAAGCAACCACGAATACGTCTTCCGTGGTGTCGTAAATAACGCATTGCGAGGTCTGAGTACTGCTTGTATCAATAGTAGCGGCGGCACCATTACTTACCGTATTTGCGGACGGGTCAACGATGAGAGAATAAATTTTATTGTTAGAACCAATCTTTGAAAATGCAAGGAAATGATCCAAGTCAGGATTGTAAGCAATGCCTATGTTTTTGGCGGGATCGTTTGCCGTATATGTAAAATCTGCGCCTTTTAGATAGGTACTACCTGTTACCTTCTTTGCTTTTCCTGCGGATGTAATGATACAGGGGTCGCCATTTGCAATAGCGCCATCAGCAGTGGCAGTAATGGACGGAGAGGCATTGATCGTGGTGAAGCTAAGGTTGCCCGAGCCGTCAGTCTTGAGTAGCTGATCGGCACTGCCATCGGCAGAGGGCAGGGTAAACGTAAAGCTAGACCCCACAGTTGCTGGAGCCTGTAATGCAACGTACTGACCGCCAGAAGCGTCTTCTAAGCGCAAATCACCCTGCGCTGGTATCGACACATTACCCGAGGCGTCTCTGTTTACAGATTTATCCGCAGGATAGGTCAGAAACACATCTTTGGTTCCCGCACTAAAGTTCACGGCATTGTTGCTGTTGGAGCTAGCAAGAACCGTGGTGCGGGTTATCGTGTTACCGCTGCTTGCATAAGTTCCCAGGCCAACCTCAAAAGCGAGGTTGGTGTCATCAATGATGGCGTAATAAGTGGTATCCGCATCCGACAGGACAGAGGCGAAGGTGCGAAAGTTTGGTTCTGCACCCGCAAGCGAAATCGCACCTGTACCTGTCGATGTGGTGGTTTCTTTTACGCGATCAGCGACAACCAAGGCCATGATTACGCAATCCTGATGATAGCGTTAGATGCGTCAGCCGTTGGAAATACAATAGTAAAATCACCTGAACTAGACGATTTATCCGCGCCAAAATCCAAAACAAGCACTGTATTTGTAGTTCCGCTGCCACTACCTGCCGTGGTGTTATAAATTAGTGCCCCACGCGCTGTCAGGGTGCTGCTGGAGAACGTGAGATCGGCAAAGTCGGTCAAGGCCGTGGTTCCCGAGGTAGTCGGAGTCACGTTAGTCAGTGTTCCCCCACCCGCTGAGTAGCCTGTTCCGCTGATCTCATTACTGGTTGTATACGCCGTGGTTGCCGCATTGAAGCTGGCTGAGTTGGTGTACATTGCCAGCTTGTACGTATCGCCAGAGCTATTTGTAAAATCGTGTTTCGCCTGGAGCAGTTCCTGCTTAAACGAGGTACACATGAAGTTTCCTGAGAAGGCCATGTCATAATCTCCTGATAAGTTCAGCCAAGTCTTTATGCCCTGCATCAAGCAAAGCGTTGTTAACAGTAGTTCTGTCACTTTGAACGGCTTCTTTCATATAAAAGACAAGAACCGCTCTCATATGCTCCTTATAAGCTATTGCTTGATCTCTAATAGCGGGGGGTGCCGTATCAGAAATGTTGAGAAGCTTGTCTAAGCACCGTTCAGCAACCTCTTCAGGAGTGAAGCCACGATGTTGGGTAGTCTGAACTTCAACTATGCCCGGTGATAGTGTAACCCCTTCAAAGTTCATTGTTTAGGTCTTATAACCAAGCCCGTCATATATTGGTCGGTTACCTCTTTAGCCTCTCCAAATTGTTTTAGAGCAATTAGGGCATTTTGCAGCTGAGAAGCGTACAAACCCAAAACATCTTGCTCACCTTTCATAAAGGTATAAGCCTCTAGCAAACTGCCATATAACAGCGCCAAAGGGGCATTTTCACTAAGCCACGACTGACTTGTGTCGCTCAAGCTGGTCAAGCTGGCAGGGCGGTAAAAATAGTGTAACTCTGCAACAAGTGCCGCATCTGGTGTTGGAGCTAGAATAAAATTGCTACTGTCAAATAGCCCATAATATCTGGGCGTTCCCGTGGAACTAGCATCAGGATGAAACGTTTGTAAGAAGTTAACGTCTTTGTACTCGACAAAAACTTTTGATGAGGAAACCTCAAAAGACAATGAAAAAGGCGCTAAAAAGTCAGAAGGGCAATCTAAAAATTTATTTGAGGTGGTTGAGCTACCCGTGACATTTTTACGGAACTCAGAAAGCTGCACGTTTTTAAGAATCCGCTCTTCTGCATTCCGAATAAAAACAGGAATATTGTTGGTGAACGTCGTTTCATCGTTTTCCGTGTAGTCTTTTATGGCCTGCTTTAGTTCTGCGTAAGTGAAGCTCATGTCGTTGTCACCGTAACAGACCCTACGGAACCCTCCAGGGCATCCGTATTTGTCAATTCAGAGGGTAGTTGCGCCACCCCAGCTGTAGCCCAATTACCATTTCCCAGATAACGAATACTGTTCGTTGTTTTGACTAAAAAAGCACTGGTTGGGTTTTCGGGCTGCGGTCTAGGATTCAAAAGAGCCTGCGGATCAACAGCCTTCCTGCGGGGCTCTAATTGTGGCTGCTTTGGCTCATATTCATCCGGACCAACCAACATGCCGGTCCATTCACGTTTCATTTCGTTGAGCTTGTAACGAAACCCGGAACGATCTGATATTCCGTAAGCAAATTTTCCGTTAGCAAATCTAGCCATCACAGCACCCTTGAATAGGCCATTGAAGGCTGTATGTTGAAAGAAGACCTATCCCTATCCTCAGAAGCCGCCCGGTCAAACTCCTCTTCATACACGGCTTTTAACAGTTGAACCCTTTCTGGGGCTCGTTTCATAGCCAAGTAATAAGCTAATCCTGCCGCCAAACATGGATAAAACCGGAAAGGTAGGTCCATGGTGTTTGTAAACGTATCGGCATCGTCCATGCGAACAAGCTTGTCAATAATCACCGTATCGGTGCTGTTTTCGGGCACAGGCCACAGCTTCAAAACAGGGTTGATTTGCCGGTCTACAAAAAACTGAGAAGGTCGCGCTTTGGTGGTTTTAGTAGGTATATTGATGTAATCACCCCTACTAATCCTTTCCAACGCAAAATCGGTGTCACTTCTTCGTATGACCGCGTTCAACACATCAATCGTAGACGCTCCAAGCGTATATTCAGCAGTGCCCTCCGTGAGAGAAAC